ATGCGTCGAGTCCCTGCCCTCCTCGTCTTCGCCGCTCTCTCGCTCGTCGCCCAGGCCCCGCGGGCCCAGGCGTCCCTGCCCGTGGTCGCCTGGTGCGTGTCGAGCCCCGGCGCGGACGACTACTGCTCTCCCGTCGAGGAGCGGATCCTGGCGGCCGTCCGGAAGCGCCTGGCCGCGGGTGGCGGCGACTGGGCGATCGGCGAGGGCATCTCGGTCACGAGGGTCCAGTAGTGGCGATCGAGATCCTCTCCGGAAGCCCGACGATCCCGACGCTGATTCCGCTCGCCGGCGCCGGCGACAAGACCTACGTCGTGGAGGCCTCCGAAGCCGCGCTCGTCGGAGCCCAGCTCCCTGGGTCGAACGGGAAGGGCGTCGAGCTCACGTTCATCTGCCTGAGCGCCTTCGGCCTGGTGCTGTTCCCGTGGGGCACGGACACCATCAAGCTGGCGGACCTGACCAGCGGGGACGGGACCGACACCGGCTGCATCGCGTGCTCGGATGCCGTGTGCGTGGTGCGCCTGCGCGCCGTCACCGGCGGCTGGGCCGCCGTTGGGGTCCTGGGGGTTTGGGAGGTCCGGGCGGCCTACACGTTCGCGAGCCCGGTGCGGGGGTCGGTGCGCGGTGGCTACCGCCAGGTCCTGATCGACGCCGCCAGCCTCACCGGGGGCGGTTTGTCAGCGGTCGCGCCCGCAGCCGACCCGCTCGGGTTGTCGTTCGCGAACGGGGCGGACCAGGACAAGTCCTGCCGATTCGTGATGCCAGCGGACTGGCAGTTCGAGGGCGACGTGGCCCTACACCTCTACTGGTGCAAGACGAACTCGGCGGCCGGCGCCGTGAAGTGGCAGGCGCGCTACCGGATCGCGAAGCCAGGCGCCGGCGCGCTCACGGCCTTCTCGGCCTGGGCCGACTTCAGCTCGACGGTGGCCGCGGACGGCGACACGCAGGATCGCCTGGCCGTGGTGCGCTTCGCGGACGTGGACATGGCCGCCACCGAGGAGGGCACCATCATCGTCTTCGACGTGCGGCGGAAGGGCGCCGACGCGGCGGACACCTACGCGGCGCCGGCGGTGCTGATCCAGGTCGGCCTGCAGTACCCGGCCGACGTCATCGGCTGGCGCGCGGCCTTCGCCAAGTAGACCGTGGCCAAGAAGCTGAAGGTCTCCGAGCCTGCCTATATCGCAGTGTCTAACCTGGCACGGGTGCGGGCCATCCAGTCGATCCTCGGCGACATCTTGGACGTCGACGCGGGCGCGGTCACCGAGGCGGAGTTGCGGCACGTCCGCCAGTGCCTCGACGCCTGGGTGGCCCGGCTGGAGTTTCGCCTTGGGGCGGTAGACGCGGACGACGGGCCAGCCCTGCGGAAGTGGCCCGGCCCTACGAGGTGACGGGCCCCACGATCCACACGTCCGGCTGGTCCTGGCCCGGCCAGTAGTAGGGCACCCCGCCGCCGTCAGTCACCTTCCACCGTGCGAGATACACGCCCTCGGCGAGGTCAGCAGCATCGGGGGTGTAGCGCACCTTGCCCGCTGCGGCATTGACCACCGTCACGTCTCCAGCCACGTCGACTGCGACACCGGAGCGATCCCTCAGAATTAGCTCGATCGCGGTGTAGCCCGTCAGATCATGAGCGCTCGCGCCGTCCTTGAGCGTGAAGTCGACCGGGCTCGTCTGGCCCGCAACGAAGCATCGGTACTCGGCCATCAGCTCAGCTCCGTGGTGCGCTTCGGCGTCACCGACTCCGTGGTGCGGATGGGGGTCGCAAGCTCCGTCTGAGGGCGCACCACTCGCCCGAAGAGGATGACGAGCTGCGCCGTGATCGAGTCCGACAGGCCAAGGCTCTCGGTGAGGGTACGGGCCACGCCATCGAGTCGTCCCTCGTTCGCGGCGTAGGCGTCCAGGAGCACCAGCGCGAGGTCGCGCGAGAGGCTGTCGGCCACGCCCATCGCCTCGGCCAGCTCGAGGGCCACGGCCCGGGTCAGGCTGTCGGTCAGGGTGGAGGACTCGGCCAGTTCTCGCGCCAGGGCCCGCGCCACGCTGTCGGTCAAGCCGGCGCCGTCGGCCAGCGTGCGAGCCACGTCGCGGGCCACCGTGTCGGCCAGCGTGGGGCCCTCCGCGAGGGCTCGCGCCGTCGCCTTGGCCAGCGCGTCGGCAGCGGTCAGGCTTTCGGCCAGCGCCCGGCCGGTGGCCCTCGCGAGGCTGTCTGCTCCGGTCAGCGTCTCGGTGAGTGTCGCAGTGTACGCGGACGCGAACGGCGGTTCGATGCCGGATCCAGCGGCGTAGAGTTGCGTGATCTCGGCCGCCGTCAGGACGCGGCGCCACATGCCGATCGCGTCCAGCTTGCCGTTCCAGTAGGCGGTCCCGAGACGCCCGATGCGCAGTTCGTTGGTGCTATCCGTCGCGCCCGTCGAGTCGGCCGCGGTCTCGGGGGTGCCGTCGTTCACAATCACGGCCATGAGGTTGGCGGTCGCGTCGTAGGTGGCCACGACGTGGTACCAGGTGGAGACCGACAGCGTGAGGGAGTGCGTGAGGTTGGTGCTTGGCAGCTGCCAGATGACCTTGTTGGCTGCCGTGACACCGAGGCGCCATTCGGTCGTGTTCTTGTTGATGATCGGGCGAGCGACCCCGAGCGAGTCGAGGTAGAACCACGCCGAGAGCGAGAAGTCCTCGTTGCCGAACGAGAGCCCGGCCTCGTCGGCTCGGCTCAGGTACTGGGTGCTGGCCGCCGTGAGCTGCGCCGCGTTGCCGACCTTCCCGGCCACGAACGTGACGACGCCGTTGTTGGTCAGGGTGCGGCTGTTGCCGCTGGCGTCGCTGGTGTCGGCCAGCTTCCAGAAGGCTTCGAGGTTGGTGTTGAGGCTCACAGAGCGAGCATGGCTGTGGCGAAGCGATGCCCCATCGTGACGTAGCCAGGATATGTGAAGTGCGCTCCGCTGCTGGCCGCGCCTTCACTGGGGATCCAGGCGACGCGCGGATCACGTGCCGGCCAGTCGGCCAGGGACGCCCGAATGGCGGCCTCGCCCACGTAGTTTGCCGTCTGGGCAAGGTCGGAACACACCAGCCGTAGCGCCGGCGCACCGAGCGCGGCTCTGTACTGCGCCAGGAACGCGTCGCATGCCGCAGAGTATTGTTCCTGGGTATCACCCGCCGCGGCATTCGACTCGCCGTGGGCGAAAAGGATGCCGTACCACTGCGCGCCGACGTTACGCGCCGCGAGGATGCTCGGGCCGTACTGGAAGGTCTGGAGGTCGAAGTAGGAAAGGGGCTTCCCGCCCTCGGCCGCAGGCACGATGCCGACGACGACGCCCTCGCCCCAGGCGTCCGCCAAGTCCTTGGCGGCCACGAATCCGGGCCCCATCTTGTTCCCGGCCCAACCCAGCGGTTCGCGGGCCGTGGCCCAGCGGCGCGTGAAGCGCCCGGAGGTCGGGTAGGGAGCCCAGCTCCAGAGGGGCGGTCGCGTCGACCCCACCACCGGAGCGGAGCCCGCATAGAACGCGATCACCCGCGGGTGCTCGATGAGCCCGTCGCCCTGGGGGGTGACGTTGCCGTCCATGTTGCTCTGCCCGTCCGTGAGCAGCAGCCGCAGCTCCCGCCCCGCCAGGAACGCGGCCAAGTCGTCGATCAGCTCGAAGGCCATTGCGTCTCCAGCCAGCAAGGCGGCGCCCGTCGCGAGGGCGCCGCCGAGTAACGCGCGGCGGCGCATCAGCTCACCGCGACCTTGTACGTCACGGTCATGGTGTCGCCCGAGACCACGTTGACCGCGGCGAAGACCTGGCGGGCCAGCAGCGTCCCGCCCACCGAGTTGTTCAGAACGCCGCACTCGGTCACCGCGAAGGACCCCGTGAACGTCCAGGTCACGACGTACTGCGCCGTGTCGTTCGTGACCGTGGTCGTCACCTGGGTACGCGTCGCGGACGCGCGCTGCCCGCCGTTCGTGGTGATCTCGGTGCCGAGGGCCGTGTCACCGGCCGCGGCAGCGGTCGTCCCCGTGCCGATCGCGAGGTGCGACGGCGCCGTGCCCGTGCCGATCAGCAGGCCAGCGGCCAGCGCCTTGCCTGCGGTGACCACCAGGTTGAGGACCTCGCGACGGTCGATCAGCTCGCCGCCGCGATGGTGCTCGACCTCGAAGTGCCCGGCGATCCGGAACGGCTCCAGCTTCAGCATCTTTCTCCTCCTACGCCACCACGGGGAACGGGTGCTCGACCAGGTGCAGGCGGCTGGTCCAGTTGTCGGCCATCACCAGCTGGTGCTCCAGCGCACCGTCGATCCGGCCGAAGAAGCAGTGCTCGGGGTCGTCGTCGCGCGGGATCGCGACCAACGAGTTGAGGTCGCCGTTGCAGGCCAGGTAGATCTGGTCTCGCAACTCCCGGAACTGCGCGATCGGCAGCAGGGTGAACGCGAGGTCCGCTTCCCGCGCCGGGGTCTGGGTGATCGCCGAGACGTGCGGGTGCCCGAACCGGGTCACCGCCCGGTTGTGGTCCGTCCGGCGGCGCACGCTGACCGGGTAGTCGGGTGAGGCCGTCAGCGTGACCGTCGAGCCGATCACCAGCTGACCCATGTAGAGGGCCGCCAGGGCGATCGCATCGGTGATGCGCACCCGCCAGAAGCGGCGCGCCACCGGCGCCGCCAGGATCGAGTAGAACGAGGGCTGGTAGACCGCCAGGGTCGCCTCGGTCGTCGGACTTCCCCACCCGCTCGACGTCGAGGACCGGAAGTCGACCGTGGCGCCCAGCGGGATGTTGTGGCCGAACACCCCACAGAAGTCGCAGCTGGGCCAGAGCACGCAGTCGTCGAAGTAGCCCGAGCCCAGGGCGGTGGCGCTGTCCACCACGAAGCTGAGCCGCACCCAGCCCAGCCCCGCCCGCCAGTTGACCGCGCTGTCCAGCGTCGCAGCGGTCGGGGTTTTCTCGGTCCACGTGGTGGTGTTGTGGGTGGTCCAGTTGGAGACGCTCGCCTGCCAGGCCGCGCCGTCCCACCACTTCCCGGTCTGCTGGTCCTGCAGCCGGACACAGATCGTCGCCGTGCCGTCGGTCCGCAGCCAGAAGTCGGGCGTCAGCACCTCGCCCGCCCGCACCAGGATGTCTCGGTGGGCCCGGCCCACCCCGGGCCCTGCGCCCGTGGAGACCTTCTGGCTCTTCGTCGAGCCACCCAGGTGGACGATCGTCCCCTCTTCAGCGAGGGTCCCGGTCCCGGTAGAACCGTTCGTGAACCCGGGCGCCACGCCGGCGGCGAACGTCCCCTCGACCAAGCCGTAGTTCTGGAGGATGTCGCCGTCGATGTCGACGGTCAGGTTTCCGGCCGCCGCGGCCGCGAAAGCGCGGGACGGGATCCCGTCGTAGAGATAGCTCAGCGGGAACAGGCTGTTCGCGGTGCCGGTCGAGAGCGTGATCTGCGAGGCCGAGACCCGCGTCAGCAGGTTCCCGCAGCGCGGCACGATGATCCGCATGTTCGCCATCAGTCGGGCCTCGCCGCTTCTTCGTCGAGGAGGACGGCGGGCGTGAGGAGCAGCCGCTGGATGTGGCCCTCCGCGTATGCCGAGGAACCGCTGCCCAGCTCGACGTTGCAGGTCGCCACCTCGGTGGGCGCGCCGGCAGCGGTCGTGTCATCCGTCCCGGCGACGCCGGCGGCGAACACGCTGCCGGCGTAGGCCACCTTGCCCAGCTCCAGGTCGGTCCCGCACCAGCGGACGACCAACTCGACCGGGGTCCCGCGCGTGACCGCTGCGGTGACGCTGGCCGTGGTCGTGGTGCCAGCCCGCTTGCGCGAGAACTTCCACGCGCCGGCCGACCCGTCGTACCAGAGGCGCACCGAGTTGTTGGCGTCGTAGCTGATCCAGACTAACGTGAACGCGGTCGAGCCCACCTCGGTGCTGTTCCACCAGGGGTTGAGGGTGATTCGAGCCGTGCCCTTCGGAGCGTTCCAGGCCCGGGCCGACGAGTTGTTGGAGCAGAGGAGCTGGCCAGCCGCCCGCGAGAAGGTCGTCGAGGCCCGGGTGGGCATGTCCGACGTGGGCCACCGCCCGGCCTCGAGCTGCACCGACCCGACCCAGGCCGAGCCGGCCACGCCGTTCCGGACCCGGAGGGTGAAGGTGCCTGGCGCGGCGCCGGCGTCGATCAACTGCGAGAAGTCCCGCTGCTTCGTGGTCGCCGTCGGCAGGAAGTTGACGGTCGCGCTCGACGCGACCCAGGTGCTCGTGGTGTTGTCCCAGTACTTGCCGTCCGAGCTGCGCTGCAGGCGCCAGTCCAGGGCCGCCCCGGACCCGTCGAGGTGACGGATCGAGAGGTACCAGTACTGGGCCCCGCCCGAGACCAGCGTGGTCGTGGCCTCGCCCGGCGTGCCGGGCGAGAACGTGAGCTTCAAGGACTGCGCGGTCACCGAGGGCTTGAAGAACAGCACGCTCGTGTCGAGCGAGTGCCCAACCAGGCTCGACCAGCCCGTGGTGCCGTCCGCGAAGCAGCAGTTGCTGATGCCGTGCGTCCGCGCGCCCTCGGCCAGCATCCCGTACCGGCCGATCGGCTCGACGTCGATCGGGACCTCGAGCACCGTCCCGTCGCTGGGGTCCTCGACGTAGGCCGTCGACGCCCGCTGGTAGGTCCAGGTCTGGCCGGAGAGGATCCGCAGCACCCCCTGCTGCTGGGCCAGCCCCGAGGCCGGGGTGTGCGGGACCCACCAGACCGAGAACGGCAGGAACCGCTGCAGGGCCAGGTCGTGCGTCAGGCTCCCCGGGTTCGCGGTCCGCTCGATCAGGTAGGTCGGCCAGCGCTGCCAGGTCGCGGTGCCGGCGCCCAGGCCCTGCGGGTGCGGCAGCTCGGGGTCCGACAGCCAGACCACGTCCCCGGGTTCCAGGCCCAGGCCCACGGCGAACCGCACCCGCCGGCGGACAGTGGCCGAGGGCTGGCGCCCTTCCCGCACGATCCGCGACCCGAGGTCCCGCGCATCCTCGAGGCCGGCGAGGCGCTGCAGCCCGTAGGTGGCCAGGAGCTCGGAGCGGTAGGTCTCGAAGGGCGCGGGCAGGGCGTCCCAGAGGCGCAGCCGTGCGACCGCCACGGACGCATAGGTGGCAGCCGAGAAGGCCTTCCCCATGATCGGCGACCCGGTCATGGTCGCGGGCGCGCCGGCCGCCAGCGGGGTGCCGTAGGCGCCGCCGTTGACCGCGAGCTTGAGCTGCCCTCCGTCCAGGACGACGGCCACGATGCACACCTGGTTCGGCGAGATGGACCCGGTCCGCTTCTTGTCGCCGCCCGAGTCGTAAAGCCAGCCCGTCACCAGGCCGGTGCTGAGCGAGAGCCCGGTGTAGCCGGCGGTGTCGGTCCAGACGGCCGCGTCGTCGTAGTCGTGGGCTCCGGCGGCGGCGAGCACCAGGGGCCGGAAGACCGCCAGCATCGCGAAGCCGGAGGCCCCGTAGTACTGCGAGAGGATCCCCTGCCCCGTCAGGTAGTCATCGACCCCGTCGAAGACGATCCCCGGGAGCCCGTTCATCACGGTGGGGCTGTAGGTCGGGCGGTTGCCGGCGGTCGCCTGGCGGAACTCGCGATTCCATCCGGAGACGTCCGGGAAGCCAGAGCCCGCGGCGCCAACGGCGGCCCCTGTGGAGCCCACGAAGGCGCCGGCGTCCAGGTCGAGCTGCAGGGTCACAGCGTGCTCGCCCGGCCCCAGGCGGCCAGCACGGACTCCGGGGCACCGGTCCCCGTGATGCTCTGGTCCCGCACCTCCAGGGTCTCTCGGGCCTGCCCGCCGACCGTCAGGAAGGAGACGCTGGCGCGGTCCACCCGCTGCGAGGTGTACTCGACCGAGAGCGACGCCCCGGCTTCCCCACCATCAGGACGGAGCGCGTCCTCGGTCCGGATCCAGGGCGTGCTCGCGTAGGTCCAGGCGTTGCGGTGGTCCTTGGCCTTCAGGGCGATGGTGCCCGCGCCGGTCCAGCAGGGGTAGATGCGGACCCCCTTGCACCACTCCAGGAGGATGTTCCCGGCCGTCGGCAGCTGCGTGGAGAGGCCCGCCAGCCGCTTCGCCCCCTGGTGGCCGCCAAAGGAGACCGCTGCCAGGAAGGCCTTCGCCGTGGCCCAGCTCGCGGCGTGGATCGGGGCGCTGGTGGTGTCCCAGGCCCCGCTCTTCCAGCTTCCCCACCACCAGTTGTTGGCCACGATCGTCAGCTGGTCGACCAGGTCGGTGACCGTCGTCCCGCTGCCATCCCCCACCGAGGTCAGGCCGTGCACGTCAGCCGTGACCTCGACCGCCTCGTCGAGGGTGCCGTCGGCGTTCTCGGCCGGGTCGGTCGTGAACCGCACCAGGGAGTAGAGGCGGCCGTCGATGATCTCCCGCGAGAAGGCCCAGCCCGAGGACTGCAGCACCTTCCGCACGTAAACGCGGTCGGTGCCGTAGATCCCACCCGCGCTCGGCATGTAGACCCCGGGCCCGACCCGGATCAGGGGGATCGCGCCCTCGTCCGTGGAGCCCACCGAGTCGTGCACGCCCAAGACGATCGGGGCCATCTGGCCCAGGCTCGCCGCCGGCGCCAGCGGGAAGGCCGAGCGAGAGAGGATCCAGCCCTGGCTGACCACGGGGCGCTCGAGTGGGAGGTCATTCGACCGCACCTTCACGGACCACACCCGCTCCCGGACCATGCGAGGCGTGTCCGCCACGATCCCCGTCCAGTCATCAACCCAGCTCGCGGGGGTGATCGAGGAGACGGCGGCGCCGTAGCGGACCTTGGCCGCCGCGCCGCGCACCAGCACCGGCGCCGCACCCGCCACGTCCTTCGAGATCGAGAGGTCGTCGTCGCTGACCTCGATCGAGAACTCGGTGGAGGTCAGGCCGAAGCCGGGCTCGAGCTTCCTGGAGTAGGACGGGATCGGCTGGGTCAGCCGGCCCTGGATCAGGCCCAGGTCGAGTCGATTGATGTCCGCCTCGGCGTAGCGCAGCGGAGCGGCGCCCAGCTCGACGCAGGCGAAGACCCGCGGCGTGTCGGTCTGCAGCTCGGCCAGCATGTCGGCGGCGACCGTGCTCACTGGCCGGTCCTCATCCGATAGCTGGTGCGCCGCACGAGCACGTCCTCAAGGGCAGGCGCAAGCCCCGCCGCGAGTTGCTCCGTCACCTCGCGCGCCGTGGCCTGCGGGTCCCGAGCGCCGTTCACGTTGACCGTCAGGCCGGGGACGTTCATGACCACCGGCGGCGCCCCGGAGGTGCCACCGCCCGCCGCTGAACCGTAGACCGACGGGTTCTGAGTCGCCGGGGTGACCGAGACCCGTTCGCTGGGGTGGACCGGCAGGAAGGTCGTGCCGCCCGGGCCCGGGCCCCACGGCATCAGCGCGGAGTAGAAGCCGGACGCGTATCCGGCACCGTTCTGGTGGTAGTCGGGAACGCCCGTGCCCGTGGTCGGGCCCGGCAGGTTGGGCCCGTGCACGGTGCTGTAGGCGCTGTTGATTCCGCTCGCCGACTGCTGCGCCACCGCCGGCAGGGCGCCCATCTTGATGGCGATCGCCTCGATCGCCGTGACCACGCGCTCCATGCCTTCGGCCATCCGGTCGGCGGCGCTTCGATGTTCCTCACCCACCAGGCCAGCGGCGACCCCCTGGTCGATCAGGGCCTGGGTGGTCGCGTCGACCTCGTACCCGGTGGCCTGCTGCAGCTCCCAGATCTTCTGCAGGTCGGGCGCCATGAGGGCGAGCGCCTCGGGCCCAGCCTTCCCTTGGTCGATCAGCTTCTGGTAGGTGGCGCCCACCTCCGTGGCGAGGCCCTGGAAGATGTCCTTGGTGAGCCCGCCCTGGTTGTAGAGCGAGACCATCAGGGCGGCGTTCCCGCTGATGGCGTTGAACAGCGGGCCGGCCACCTCGTCGGCGGCCAGCGCCGCGCGGGCCGCGAGGGCATCGAACGCCGCGCCGCCAGATAGCCCGGCCGCCTCGAACTGCTGGCGCAGCGTGTCGATCGAGGGCCCGAGCTGCGCGAGCGCCTGCTGCGGGGTCATCCCCGCCCTGATCAGCTGGTCGTACAGGAAGCCCACCGAGGCGCCGAGAGCGGTGGCCCCAGCCTGGGTGGTGACCGTCGCGTTCTTGACGTAAGCGTTCAGGCCGTCGATGCCGGCCTTGGTCTGCTGGTCGAAGTAGGCGGTGAGGTCCTTCGACTCGATCCCGGCGGCGCGCGCGGCCATGGCCATCTGGATGAACCCGGCCTCGGCGATGCCCGTGGTCTTGCTGATCGCGGCGGCTGCGGCTTCTCCGAACACGTCGTCGAAGATCGCGCCGGCCTCCTTGGCCGTGATCTGGCCCGCGGCCACCGCGGCCGTGAGCTGCTCCATGGCGGTGATCGTCTTGCCGAGGCCGAAGGCCCCGACCCCGCCCGCCTCCGCGACCACCTTCCCCAGGTTGGCCAGCTCGGCGAGGGCGGTAGAGCCCAGGCGCTTCGCGTCCTTCGCGATCTGCTCGGCCAGGCCCTTGGTGACGGCCACGCCCCAGCGGCGGCCCACGTCCTCCATCACCTTCTCGGCTTCCGACTTGCCGCCGAAGATCTTCTTCAGGCCGGACACCAGACCACCCACGGCCTTCAGGCCGGACACGATCCCGCCGAGGATGTCGCCCGAGGAGAACTGCGCGAAGGCCTTCACGCCGTCTTGCGCAGCGTGCGTGATGTCCCCCAGGCCGGCCACGACCCGGGCGGCCATGGAGTCGGACTTGACGCCGAGGATGGCCATCACGTTGCCGAGCTCGTCGAAGATCTCGGTCAGCTTGCCCAGGGCCTCGTAGGCGTTCTGGGCTCCGGTCTTGGTCTTCTCGCCCACCTGGCCGGCCGCTTCGCCGCGGGCGAGCAGCGCGCGGGCGGCGGCGCCCTCCAGGCCCGGCATCGCCGCGAGGAGCTGCAGGTAGGCGTTCGTCTGCCGCTCCAGCTCCTGGTAGGCGCCGCTCCACTCGGCCGTGATGATGCCCGCCGCGTCTCCACCGCGCTTGCCCAGTTCCTCCAGGGCGGCAGTCAGGGTCTCCGTGCCGTAGGCGCTGTCTCCACCCTCCTCGCGGAGCTTCATCAGCGACTCGATGACGTGCTGAAGCCGCTGGTCAGTGAGCTCTCCCACGCCGCCGAGCCGCTCCACCTGGTCGGCGGTGCGGCCCATCTCAATGTTCAGGGCCTGCGGATCCGGCCCGAGCAGGTCGAAGTTGAGCCGCGCCGCGTTGCTGTTCGCGACTCCCTTGTTCCAGTCCTCCAGCGCCTTGGCGGCGGTCTTCAGGTACTGCTCCTCCTCCTTCAGGGCGGCCGCCGTGGCCTTGGCCTCGGGGCCCAGCTTGCCCAGGCCTCCCGCGTGGTCGGTCGCCGCCTTCGCAGCCTTCCCGTGCCCGTCCGCAGCGCTGAGCACCGCGTTCGCCATCAGGCCAAAGGCGTCGCGGGCCTTGCCGGTCACGCCGACCACGCCCTCCAGGGCGCCCTGGTTCCGCTTCAGGTCGGACTCCAGCCCGGCCGCAGCGCCAGAGACGGTGTCCTTGTACTCGGCCCAGGCCTTCTTCGCGGCGTCGAGGCTGCCCATGGACGCGAGGAGGTCCCACTGCAGCTTCATCGTGGCGAACAGCACCTCGCCGGCGGCCTTCACGTAGGCCCACACGTCCGCGAGGCCCTTCCACCCGGCCGCCACGTTCTCGATCACGCCCACGGACTCGACGAGGGCCTGGGTCATGAAGACCAGCCCCGTCGTCACCCATGCGCTGAGCTCGTCGCGGTTGTCGCGCACGTAGACGGCGAGCATCCCGACCACGTCCGTGAGGGCCGCGAGGCCGGCCTTGAGCGGCTCGTTCTCCGCGACCACCGCGCCCACCTGGTTGAGCAGGGCCTCGTAGGTCGCCTTGAGCGTGTCGAGCTGGTCCTGCAGGGCGGCGCCGGCCGCCACCGCGTCGTCGTCGATCCCGAGCCCCCGGGCCCGGAAGTCCTCGGTCGCGGCCGAGAGGTTCTTGAGGGTGGGCAGTAGCTCGGCCCCGCTCTTCCCGAACGCGGCCATGGCGGCAGCGGTCCGGTCGGACGGGTCCTTCAGGCCGGCGATGGCGGTGGCAACCGTCGTCACCGCTTGGTCGGTGCCCATCGACTTCAGCTTTTCGGCGTCCAGGCCCAGCCGGGAGAAGATGTCGCTGTTCTCGGACAGCGCCTTCTGCATCTTCGAGACCGAGCTGGCCACCCCCTCCAGCGACCCGCCGTTCTGGGCTGCCGCATAGGCCAGCTCCTGCAGGCGTCCCGTCGTAACGTCCGTCTGGTCGTTCAACTCGGTGAGGTGGTCGGCCAGCCCGACGAAGCCGAACGCAGCCCCGGCCAGCGCGGAGGGGATCTGGGCCAGCGTCGCGAACAACTGCTGCCCGAACCCCTGGCCGATGCCCTGGAACACGCTGTCGAGCGCCTTCTGGGTGAGGCCCGACTCCTTCGCGATCCCCTTCAGCCCGCCGACGACCTCCTTGATGACGACGTCGCCGGTCTTGGTGAGGGCCACGACCACGTTGATGAGGGCCACTCAGCCCTCCCGCTTCGGGTAGAGGTGGGCAATCACGTCGGGCGCGAGCAACGCTCGGGCCGCCCGGCGGGCCGCCGGGCCCCGCTCGGCGGGAGCGATGTCACTCAGCAGGGCGGGCACCAGCTCGCGGGTGTGGGGGTAGAGGTCGGCCTCGATCAGGCGGATGGCGGGCGCGGCCTCGAGGGGCAGTTCCACGCGGGGACAGTCGCGGCCCTGCTGCTTCTGCAGGCGGACCAGCCGGTTGAGCGGCAGGCAGGGAGGCAACTCCACGAAGTCCCCCGGCTGGAGCAGGGCGGGGCCGACTTCCTGGGCGTGCATCCGCGAGTACTCCGCGGCCTCGCGCTCGTCCTGGACGATCGTGCCACCCAGCATCTTGCAGCCCCTGCACCTCGCCTCGCTGACCGCCGGGCCCTCCAGGCGCCACGACAGCCAGCGGTCTATTCCCCCTGGAGGGCCGCCTCCTCCTCGACGACCTCACCGAAGACCGCGCGCGCCTTCTTCTCGATCCATCCGGACAGGCGGGTGTCGAGCGCCAGCACCAGCCGCTTGGCCTCCGGCGTCCAGCGGCCGTCCCACTTCATGACCTCGCCCGGTGTCACCACCTGGCCGATGGCGGACCCGTACTGAGCCGCCGCTTCCACCGAGTCCACTCGCACCGAAAAGCCCTCGGTGTCGAGCCAGGCCGCCACCGCGTAGTCGATCCTGGCGGCCAGGGTCTTCGCCAGGTCTACGTCGTGTCGGTTGCCGACGATCTTGAGGTTCATCAGCTTGTGCCGACGGAGGATCTCCCGCTCCTCCGATTCGGGGACCGAGCGCAACCGGAAGCGGACCGGCTTGTGCGTGTCGGGGTCGTCGCAGTACGTGAAGAGCCGGCCCTCCACGAGGGCCTGTTCGTTGAGGAACGCCATGCTGGTCTGCCTCCTCGCCTCAGGACAGCGGGTTGGTGGACAGGCTGTTGATGAGCGCGATCACCAGGGCGTCGGTGTAGCCGGTCGGGAAACCGGTGGGCAGCGCGCTCGCCAGGTAGGCCTGGAAGTTGAGGGTGTACGGGGTGAGGCCGGGGCCCGTCACGTTCGGGCGCCCCTGCTTGAAGGTCACGTTGTTCAGGTAGAAGACGCAGGAGTAGCTGGTCGCCCCGTTGCACAGGGGACCCGCGAAGGTGATGCTCATCTTCTTCGCGGTGCCCGCGATCAGCTCGGCCAACCGGGTGGCGCTCGCCGTGTCGTGCTTGTCGAGGGCCACAGTGCCCTTGACCATGAAGTACCCGTCCTGGCGAGGCTCGTCGGTGAGGGTCTTCCGCTTCGTCGTGACCATCTCCGTCTTCAGCCCGCGGTCCACCTCGAGCGTGAAGCCCGTGACGTAGAGGTCGTCGGAGGCCGACAGCGCAGCGCCGCCCTGCGCGTTGGCCCGGATGGTGAGCTGCGAGAAGAGCAGCCGGGCCTCGTTCGCGTTCATCGTGATGTTCGCGATGGTCGAGGTCTTGTTCGTGCCGGAGGCGGTGTTCTGATTGAGCTTGTCGGCGGCCCCAGTGAACTTGATCTTGCAGACGCCCTCGTCGGAGCCCTGGGCGCACTCGATCAGGAAGCCGCCGAGCTTCACGGAGGGGTACTCGTGGACCTCGGTCTGGTAGTCGACCACCAGGGTTCCGAAGTTCCCGCCGATGTCGCTCGCCACCTTCAGCGCGTGCAGGTACGCGAGGTCCGCGCCCTGCTGGGTCGGGTTGCCGGCCGTGCCCATCACCTGGGCCAGCATCGTGGTGAGGTTCTCGTAGGTGAAGACGGCCTGGAAGTCGGCGGGGACGAGGACCGCAGCCACGTCCGGCGGGCGCTGCTGGATGGCGCCTCGGAGCCCGCCCTGCTCGGCGTGCTTCACGTCGAGGCCCATGTTGTCGGCCAGGAGCTGGAAGCCGTTGGCGGCCGCGACAGCGACCTCAGTGCCCCAGGTCGCCCCCTTCTTGAAGCCGGCGACGGTGAGGGCGCCGATCGTCTCGCTGGCCATCAGGCCTCCTCCGCGGCCGCGGCCGCGCTCTGGGTGGGCTGGTTCTCACTGGGCTCCGGGGCCGGGGCGGGCGACGTCTCCGGAGCCGGTCCCGTCTCCGGCGCTGGCCCCAGGACCGCCAGGTCATCGCGGACGTCCGGGTTCGCGAGGAGCACCTGCAGGACGTCATCGTCGACCAGGTTCTCGCCCGGCTGCAGGGTCACGCCCAGCCGCATGAAGTGCTGCGGCTGGCCGGTGTAGAAGGCGCGCTTGTAGGCCATCAGGAGACCTCCCTCTCTTGCTGGCGCCGGACGTCAGCCTCGAAGGCGACGTGTCCGCGGCGCAGCGGGTCTTCGTCTGCGGGATCCGCCTCGCTCAGCACCGCGTGCATCTCGTCGACGCGGGCCCGCAGCTCGCCCACCTCGGCGGCGAGCTCGTTTACACGCGCGGCCAGGTCCTCGACCGTCACGGCTGCGCCCTCGGGTGCCAGTACGACGCCGTGAGCAGAGCCTCGGCCACCACCCAGCCCTGGATGTCGAAGGCCCGGTTCTCGCGGGTGATCTCGACCAGGGAGACGAAGTTGAGCCCGGCCGCCTGCAGGTTGATGTCCTGCTGAACGCGCTTCGTCAGGTCGGCCAGCAGCCGCTCCTGGACGGTGGACGGCAGGTCACCCTGGATCTTGCTCGGCGCCGCCGGCTCTCGCGGGTCGCGTCGCCGGGCCATCAGCACCCAGATCTCGAGGCGCTTCTGGTTGGTGCCGGTGGTGCCCAGCACGGGCTGGCAGTCGCCCTTCCGCACCAGGTAGAGCGTCTCCGCCTTCAGGTCCGGGGGGGTCAGGTACGGCATGGCGAAGTCGTCCACCCGCTGGACGTGCTCGGGCGTGTACCAGAACGTAGTGCCCGAGTCGCCCAAGATGGTGCGAAGGCGCTCGACCAGCGCCGCCACGATCTGCTCGGCCCGGGGCTCGCCGGCCATCAGGCGACCTCCGCCTTCTTCGCGGACGCCGCGATCGCGGTGTCGATCCGGCCGAGGACGCGGGGCTCGTTGACCGCCAGGTACGGGTGGGGCGTCAGCTGGGCGCCCGGGTGCTGCACGCCCCCGTAGAGGATGATCTGCCGGCCGCCCGAGTGCAGCACGAGTGCGAATCCGTGACGGGGTCGGATCAGGTGCGGCTTGATCCGTGTTCCTCCGCCGTAGACGGTGCCGGTCTGGACCACGCTGGCGTAGGGCACGCCGTTCGCCTTCGACTTGCTCCCCGCCGCGAGGGAGACGCGCACCTCGCCGCGGCGCAGGGCGTCCTTCACCCGCGGCTGGATGACGTGGATGGTCCGCGCCAGCGACCCGGAGACGGAATGGACGCGGGCCTGGGACTCGGGCCGGTCCTCCCGGTCCATCGTCGCCTGCGCGGCCTCGATGGCGTCGACGTTGAAGTCGGCGTCCCACCAGCCCTGCAGGTAGGCGGCGTACGCCTCAGGCTTCAGAGGCCGGGGCACCGTAGGTCTCCGGTCGGCGAAACGCCGACGTGACAGGAGAGGAAGACGTGGCGGCCCCGCCGGCGGACACCATCAGGCCGGAGCTGCTGCGGGCCTCGGACCGGAGCTGGGCAGCCTGCCGGCGCCAGGCGGCCCCCGGCGGCTCGGCCTGGATCCGCTGGGGTCCGGCGCTGCCGACGGGCTGGCGCTCGGCCTTGGCGGCCAGCAGGTCCAGGGCGCGCGCGGCCGTCAGGAGCAGGGCGGGATGGCGGGGAGCCGAGAGAGCGACCTCCGGGTCCGTGACCCCCTCCTCGGTGAGGATCGCGTCGTAGACCGCGTCCTCGACGAAGTAGGGCGGCTGGTCGTCGGAGATGTCCCCGGCGAGGAGGCGGGCCTGATCCCGGGCCGTGGCCCCGGGCCTGAAGGTGACCGCCACGGGTCACCGCCTCCCGTACAGGCTGATGTCGGCGCTGAGGGAGAACGTGAACGAGGCGTTGACCGTGCCGGCGTCGACGACCACCCACTTGACGCGCCACGACTTCCCCACCGGGCCCTGCACCACGGCGCCGGCCGCCAGCGTGGCGTCTCCGGGCGCCTTCATCTCGGTCTCGGGCACGACGTCGCCGCGCCAGCTCGCCAGGAACCTCTTCGCGCCGCCGTTGCCCAGGACCTGGGTGAAGTGGATGAAGTCGTCCCAGGTCGTGCCGCCATCCGGGCTGTGCTGGACGTAGACGTCGAGGAGGTCGCCGACCTCGGTCGCCGCTGCCGTGACGTCGAGCGTGAAGACCGCGGAGCGCACGGACTCCGGGTGCTGGATCGCGGTGATGCTCGCGTTCCCGCTCGCGGTCCTCGCAGCCGACGCCAGCAGCGTGAGGGGCATCCGGCCCTACAGCACCGTGGGGATGATGCGGTAGAAGACGAGCAGCTTCAGGTCGCTGTCGCCCGTCGTGATCTCGCCGACCAGCAGCTGCAGGACGAGCGCGGCGTTCGCCACCGGGGTGATGTCCCCGACGCCGGAGGCGGCCCGGTACGGGTGCATGTGGCGGGTCTGGGCCGTCGCCTGGTCCAGGAAACCGGTGGTCTCGCAGGACCCGACCTGCAGGCCGGAGCCGTCGGTGTACTTGACGGCCAGGTCCTCGCCGGCGGCGATGCCGGCGTAGGCGGTCCCGGCCGCCTTGTAGAGGGCGGCGCCCTCGAAGAGCAGCGCCTTCCCGGCGCCCGGGGCCGCGACGATCGCCTTTGGCGTGGCGTTCAGCGCCAGGAGCTGGGCCGAGGTGATGGTCACGGCGATCGACCGGGAGACGTGCCGCGGATCGTCCTCGATGAACCGCGCTGCCCGCAGCGCGCCCTTCGTTGCCCGGTTGGACATGGCGCCCTACCTCCCCGCGGCGGGGCTTCCGCCCTGGGCCGCCGCCGTCTTCTCCCACGCGATGGGGGCCACCTCGGCGGCAAAGCGGTCGTCCCGCTCGGCCTGGGCGTCCTCCTGGTCCGGCGTCAGGGCTCGCTCGCTGTGGCGCGCGTTCCCGTGCCGGTCGCGGTACGACTCGGAGATGAACTCGGCCCCGCAGACGCGGCACTTCGCCGCGTCCTTGGGCTTGCCGGTCCACTCCTGGACGTAGCCGAGGCGGACGAGCTTCTCGTCGTTCCGGGCCCCGGCCAGCTCGAAGAGCTGGCCGAAGTCCAGCGGCTTGCCGAGGTACTCGAACCCGCCGCGGCGCGCGAAGGCCCTGGTCGCCATCAGGCCACCGCGTTCTGCGCGAAGATGCCCGCGCGGGACTCGGTCTGGACCTGGGCGTAGTAGCTGTTCACCTCGAAGATGTCCACCTCCCGCTCCTCGTCGCGCATCCGCTTGATGTACTCGAGGGCGTCCGGGATCCCGGTCGCGTCCCAGGTGATCGTCAGGCCGGCGGTCGGGTCGCCGATCGGGGGCGCCGCCGCGGTCACGCTGCGGTAGGTCACCAGGGCGTGCTTGCCCCACACCCGGGAGTAGCTGACCGAGGCCTCGGCGGTGTCCTCGGAGCTGGTGGTGTAGATCGAACGGCCGATCAGGAGCTGCTCGAGCTCCATGAGCTGGGCCGCCAGCGCCTCGCTGACCTGGCCCACCTGGGTGTGCTTGATGGAGTCGATCAGGTCGGGATGCCAGCGCAGCTTCACCCAGACCTGCTTGCCGAGGGTGAGGACGTTCCCCTCCGAACCGATCTTGCCCTCGATCTGGTCCTTCCAGTCGGCGACGTCCGTCAGAGGCGAGCTGCCGGCGTAGTCGGACCAGGCCTGGTAGTCGGTGCCAGCGACCTTGTCGGCGCCCCACTTCGACGTGGTGAAGTAGGCCGCCGCCAGCGCGATCTCGCGCTGCAGGGACAGCGCGTCGGACGCCTTCTTCGACTTCAGGACGTCGAGGTCGAAGGGCGACCCCATGGACGCGCGCCGATCGTCGTCGGCGATCTCCTCGCCCCAGGAGTAGCGCTGGCAGAAGTAGGTGTTCGTGATGTCGGTCCGGAAGCCACCACGGCGGCTCTTGTCCCCCGTCGCGCGGAGGGCCGCGTTGTTCCGGAAGAAGTCGCTCTGCTTGACCTTCCCGATGATCCCGCCGCGCTCGGTGGTGCGAATGCGCGGGAACAGGAGGTCGGCGATCCTCATCGGGTGGCGGTACCCGATGAGCGCGTTCGTCAGGACCGGGTCCGCCTTGAAGTCCCGGGGGCCGATGGGATTGGGCATGTGCTCCTCGCTCTCGGGCTAGACGCCCAGGTAGACCGGCCCCCGCAAGAGGACCGAGATGACCGTCCCGTCGGCGGACGAAGCCTCCAGGGCCTGGCCGATGGCGTAGTCCTTGTCGGACGACTTCTTGACCAGCTTGCCGGCCGCACCGCTGCCGACCCAGTCGCCGACCGCGATCGGGGTGGTGCCGTCCGACACGGCCCGGGTGACGCCCAGGCACATGACGTCGGCGGCCTCGCCGGACTTCGGCTTGTTCTGCAGGATGCCGATCGGGACGTCCGTGGCGCCCGAGCAGACGGTGACCGTGTTCGCGGCGGTCAGCTTCACCGGCCAGAACTGCTTAGCGGAGTAGTCCGCCGCGGCCGCGAAGGAGTCGCCGAACGCGCGCTTCTCGTAGGACATCGCCTGCCTCCTAGACCTTCACCTGGGTGGCCTGGGTGTACCGCTCGTACAGCGAGGGGTCCTGGGCCAGCACCTTCGCCTGCGCGCCGGCCTCGCTGAGGCCGGGGTTCTGGGCCATCAGCGCGACGGCCTGCGCCTTCACCTCGGCCACCGGATCGCCGCCGGTGGTCTTGTCCCCGCTGGAGCCCAGCGCCTTCAGCGGGCCCGCGGCGAGGGCGTTGTTGCCGGCGCGCAGCAGGCGCTCCAGCTCGGTCCGGTCCCCCTCCGTCAGGGCGTTGGCCGAGGCCCGCTGCAGGATCCCGCCCAGCGCCTCGGCCGTGGTCGGCAGGCGCAGCCCGCCGGTCTCGCTGCCCAGCGCCTCGGCGCGAGCCCGGAACGCGGCGGTCTGCTGGTCCGCCCGGAGCCGGGCCGCCTCGGCCTCGCGCTCCGTCGCCTCGCGGCGCAGGGCGGCCAGGGCCGCCTGCTGCTCGGGGGTCGCCGTGGCGGCCAGCGCCTCCAGCGGATCCGCCGGGACGGGCCGCTCGAGCTGCGCAATGCGCGCCTCGAGCCCCGCGCGGGCCTCCCGCTCCGTGGTGAGGGCCGCCTGCGCCGTGGCCAGCTCGGCCCGCACAGCCTCGATCGCCTGCCCGTTTGCGGCCTCGGCCGCCGCTGCGGTCTGAGTCATCGTCCTCTCCTTGCGGAGCGCCCGCAGCGCCCCCTTCATGCTCCCGATCTGGTCGACCAGGCCGGCCGCGAGGGCGGCCTCGCCAACCAGCACCCGGCCGTCGCTCAGCTCCCGGGCCCGGGCCACCGGCATCCGCTGGGACACCGCATCCGTGAACAGCCCGGCCATGCTCTCGACGATCGAGCGGTAGTTCTCCCGGTGCGCGTCCGTGACCGGCGCGCCGTCGACCGGGCCCTTGTACTGACCGCTCGCGATGATCTCGACCGTCTCGCCCCACAGCTCGGCCGCGCCCTTCGAGCTGTCGACCAGCACCATGTAGGTGCCGATCGAGCCGACCCAGCCTGCCCGGTTGGCCCAGATCTGCTGGGCCTGCGAGGCGATCCAGTAGGCCGCGGAGCAGGCGCAGTCCTCGACGTAGGCGTAGACCGGCTTCACCTTCCGGGCGAGGCGCACGGCGTCCGCGCAGTCAGCGACGCCGGCCGTGCTGCCACCGCCGCTGTCCACGACGAGCATCACACCCGTCACCGCGTTGTCGGCCAGGGCCGCCTGCAGGGCCGCCTGGATCGCCGTGGTCGAAGTGCCGTAGCCGCACCGAGTCAGCCAGGAATCGCCCTTCATCAGGACGCCGGTGACCGGGATCAGGGCGATGCCTCCGTCGGTACGGTAGGGCGGGGTCGCCGGTGCCGGCTGGCCCCAGTCGGCCAGGACCTCGCCCGCGAGCGCGGCGCGGAGGGACTGGCGCAGGGCCAGCATCCGCGACCGCTCGATGGCCCAGGTACCGTGCAGTTCCCCGAGGATCCTCGGGGCCAGGCTCGCTGCGGTCTGCGGTTCAGCGCCCATGTCCCCGACAGGATCGCGGGTGCTTGGTGCCGCGGTCTAGGGTGTGCTTCAGGACAGCGGCGACTGGCGGCGATCAGCGGCGATCAGCGGCGATCGCTACGACCGGACGACCCCCGTCCGGATGACCCCCGTCTCTCGGCCGAGCCGCACCACCTCGCCGGCGGGGAGCCTGTACAGCCGTCCCTTCCGGCCGTAGCACACCTGGCCGGACCGGATGAGCTTGAACAGGTAGTCCACGCTGCAGTCGAGGACGACGCTGGCCTCGCTCAGCAGCAGCGGAAGTCCGGCCTCGACCTTCGCGCGCAGCTCGTCGAGTCGGGTCACGCGGCGAGCGCCTCCTGCTCCGCTCCGGCCTTCACCGGCTTGCCGTCCGGACCCAGCACAGTCCCCGGGGCAAGCACCTTCCCGCGGGCCAGGCTGGCAGAGGAGGCGGGTAGGCCAGCGATCCGCCGCAGGTGGTCGGTGAGGGGCTGGTCGTTCGCCCAGTCGAAGGGGAACTGCGCGGCGTAGAGCTTCGA